TCATACTCCCACCCTCCCTTTCAATTCTTTTACATCATCCCGGATTTCTTTGACTTCATCTTTCACGTCGCCTAAGTCCTTGCTAATCCCATCAAACTGAGTCCCCATCTTTTCCAAGCAAACCATTAATCGATCTTCCCTCTTCGCATTCTCCTTGAGCACATAAAAAAGCAACGCCACAAAGAGCACCGCCCAAAGGCCCTGACTGGCTGCCAGTTTGATGATCTCCTGTTCCAAGCCTCCCACCTCCAAATGGAAATAAAATAACCGCCCCGCCGGCGGCAAATATTTAAGGCCCCGCTTTTTAAGCGTGCCTTTATTGCACATTTTAGCCCGAATGTATACTACCCGCTAAATTTCCCTCTTTCCAAATAATTCATAATCCTGGCCTGATTCTCCAATACGTCAAACAGCATTTCATAAAGCATTTCATTGGTTACTTTCGCAGGGGTATCATGTTCCTTACGTTGGAGTTGACGTTGTTTTATTTGTTTTAATTCTTCCCGCATAGGGTCAGGCTGAATAACAATTTTCGGCTTACTCATTTACCGTCACCTCCAGGATGCCGGGGTCACAAGGAAAGTCTGCTGTTGCCTGGATAGTGAATGTACCGGCAATAGGACTTTCGAAGTCGAATTCGGCCTGACCATTGGTCGGATTTAAAATCAACTCGGAAGGTTGCCCTGAACCGATAACTATAATTTTAATAGGTTGATTTTCTTCCGGTAAAGGTACTCCCTGCCAATCCTGATATGTAAGTATAAAAGTCCCGGTTTCGTTTACTGTCAGTGTAGAAGGGCCAGATAATGCAAGGTGTGTAATAAAGGTATGATGTTGTTTGATTATAGCTTGTATAGTTTCACCATCTTTTTCATAAACGGTTTTAACGCTTAACACTTCATTGGTTTCTTGTTTTAATTCAAATTCCATTATTATACCCCCGTTCTATAGGCGATTAAAATTTCAACTGAAACAGATGCATTTATATTAAATGTAATAGTACAGGATGTGTTAAATTTAAACGGCCCTACTAAAACAGGTGCCCCAATTTGTGTACTTTGTCCCAAGTTTTCTAACATTGTCACGCTTTTTGCAACCCCGTCCAAAGTCACAGTTACCTCAACAGTAACACCTTGACCAATGTAAGGTAGTGATATACTGTTTATTACACCGCTACCGGTTACATCCAATGCGGTAAATGTTCCCGCAGTGGTTGACTTGATGCGTGTTAACTGTGCAGTGCCGCCGCCTGATGTAGCATCGAAAATTTTTTTAAGGTACTTAAAAACCTGGTCAGTCCCTGCCGCAGTCGGATTTGCATTTCCTATTAGACTTTCCACAGCATCAGTATACCCTGCAATCTGAGCAAGTCGGGCAAATACTGTTCCAGTACCAGCAGTATCCGTATTAAGTCCCAACTTCGTTTCCAAAGTGTCCACATAATCAGCTATCAACTTTAAACCTTTAAATAAAGTGGTTAAATCACCACTGGTCGGACTGGCTGTGCCAATAAGAGTTTCCAGGGTATCTACATAAGCCGCAATCTGAGCAAGTCGGGCAAATAGTGTTGACGTACCGGCTACGTCTGTGTTAACTCCTACTTTTGTACTCACAGCATCCAGTGTTGTTTTATCGGCAATCCCAATTGATGGCATTATACCACCTCCTCGTAATTAAACATTACTACCCCATTAACTACACTCAAGCCCCAACGATATGTCGTAGTACCATCAACAAATTTATGTGGCATAGTATCGGCCAAATGTGCAGCAAGAGACTGCTCTACAGCCACTACTTCCTGATCCGTATATGATTTGGCAGCAGTTTCGGCCGCGTCAGCTTTGGCCTGGGCGCCGGCCGGGGTCTCTGCCCCGATATCGGCCGGAGTGAGGGGATCGGCTCCAGCTGATGCATGGCGACCGGCGTGTGCATTAAAATCAGCCTGAGTAACGTATATCTCAGACCCCAACGTGGCAGAGATGTTCGAAGCATTTCCAATAAGGGTGATAACTCTAATGTACCTTTCTACTACGTCAGGGCCCCCACCGGCAGGAATGTATTCAGCGTTTGCCCCGGCATTTCCGTAACAGTAAAGTATTTCACCTTCTTGGGGATCCTGGGCAAATATCCCGAGCTCCCGCCAATAAAATCCTGTAGCAATGTCTGCATTTGAAAAATAGCTTCGAAGTTTGACCTTTCCCCCTGTCAGTGTTTCAAGGCCTAATATTGTCAGCTCTTTTTTTGTGCTAATCAGGTTTGTTAAATCCAGGATGCTTTGCCCGCTAAGGCTTCCATCACCGATTTTTACTTTAGTGAAATTTAACTGCACACCGGTTTGGGCTTTCGCTTGCAAATTTCTGCCTTTGTTCGTGAGGATAAGGCCGCCGAAAGCGCCCATTTTAAACCACCTGCCTTATCTCTTGGTAATCAGCGATATGTACCACGCCGCCCAAAAATAAACTCATCTCATCAGTAGCTGTAATCTCTACAGCCTCAAGAACAGACCGGGTATTTTTAACGGATTCAACAGCTTTCGTAAACCGCTGAACATCTATGGTTGTCGCTGAAGTATTGGTAGTCAGCACCTTAAAATGATACGGCTGACCGTTATATTCAAACCATTCCTGCACCTCCCCGTCCCCGAAAACGGCCGCAACCAGCTCTTCAAGCGCCGCCGGCGTCCCTTTGCGCCGGTGCCAGGGAATGGAATGGCAGACCAGCTCCCGCTTTGTTTCAACGGGTAAATCCGGCCCATAAAAATCGACGTGCAGCTGCCAGGCCAGGATGTCTAGAACTTCCTCTGGCAGGTCATCAATTCCGGCCAGGATGATGCATTCCTGTATCGCTTCGGTAACCGCCCGCAGCTCATTGTCCAGAGCCTCAGCGGCAGATTTCACCGTTGGGTCCTGGATAAGGTTAGGCGGCAGCAGATCAACCAGTTTAATATCCTTGATATCAGTCATCTTCAAGTCCCCCATAGGTTACCGTTACCGTCCCGACCTGGGCCACCTGCGACGCAGTAATCTGTGTAAACACAGGTGACTCAACATTTACCCGCCGGGCCCCTGCCTTCATCACCCTGGCAATGAGCTCCGAAGGATTGATGTCACGACCCAGGCGGGATTGTTGCCAGGCTTTGAAATCATCCAATGCATTGATGACAGCAGCCTGGATGCTGGCTGCGACTGCTGAATTTTCAGTGCTTATCCAATAAGTCAACGTAATATCATAGTTTACCGCTACTGGAGCCAGCACCGACACCTGGTCGGTTAGAGGCCTGATGTTTTTACTGTTACATATAGCGGCCACGGCATCCAGTATTTCCTGGCCGGGTATCTGGCCGTCCTCCAAAAGGGGGCGAATTTCAACCACACCCGGGGAAGGACTGGTAACAGAAACATCAATTATTGATTGATGGGCTGCCTTGGCCCAGTATATATATGCACCCTCCGGCCCCGCGGTGGAAAATTTCTCGGGGGCCTCCTGGACACGCTCCCGGTATCTGTCGTCATCCTCGGCGTCAGCCCCGCCGGAACTGGTGGTAATGTTCTCAACCTTCTGCACCCATGGCAGGGGATCAACCAGTTTGTTTATCTGGCCCGGTGCCCAGTCGTTGCCTACTGTGCCGGCCGTTGTACACTGAACAACCACATCAATTTGGATGGTGCCCGCCGGCACGTCCACCGCCTGAGTGGTCGCAAAAAACAATTGCCCCCCTGGGGTTACCCTGTTTCCGGAGGGGATTGTAACAACCTGGGGCTGGGGGGCCGACAGCGTATAGCGCATGGTGGTCTCTGCCGGTTTGGCTGATGATCTTGCTGTTTCCATCAGCGCCCCTAGATGGTCCAGATAGTCCCCCTCCGCATAGGCCAGGAGGTTTTGTTTCGCGGAATAATCTATTAATACCCTTTGGTGGGCGATGATTTGAGCAATGGCCTTGAGAAACAGCCTCACCGGATCCCCGGGGGCCAAAGTGCGGCCGGAGATGCCTTCATATGTAAGAATGACATCAGTCTCGATCTGGCTAACGTCCTTGGCTGCAAATTCAACCTGGGGCAGGTTTTTTAAATCAATCATTTATCCTCACCCTCACTTTCGGGCGCAGTACCCCTTCCCGGCCATCACCTTCATAGGTAACCTGCGTCACCCTGGCCCGTGGTTCCCACTTCTGGACTGCAGCCACGATTTCAGCGGTCAGCCTGGCCATGGCCGCCGGCATGGGATCATCACCCATGGTGGCCGAAACACCAAATTCCCGTGCCAGGGGAACGGAAAATTTCGGAGTGCTCAGGATGGTTCGGATATTTTGAAGGATTTCGGACACCTCTGTTTTGGGCGCAAAATCAATCTGGTCCGGCTTGGCCAGAACTACGTACTCCATTCCGATCACTCCCCGACATATTCCTCGAGTGTGACATTAGCCTCACCGACAATACACCTTCCCGAACCATCAAAACGCAGCCAATTTTGCGTAACGCTTTTTATCACCCACTTATCAACGCCCAGGGCCGTACCACCGACAATCAAAGTTTCAGCCACGCCAGAACGGCACATGATCAGGAGCCTATCCATTTCGGTTTTCGGATTAACTCCAAAACGGACATCGAATCGCATCCTGAAACTTATTTCATCCAGTGCCGGGCCAACGAATTCTGATACAGGCTTTTGGCCAATGATTTCATGAGCTGCCCAGCGTCCAGTTGCCGAACGGGAGAAATCATCAATGGTGCGTATCTTATCGCTTGAAACCTCGAAAATGATATCTCCAAAACTACCAACTACCCCATGTTAATCACCAGCTTTCGGAAGCATTTTTGCCTGTGATCTGCACACCGGTGCCGGCCGGGTCGGTTGCCGATAAGGTAATACCTTTAGGCGCGGTGATGTTAACCGGACCAACAGCATTAATTATCATGGTATGGGTATCCTGGTCATATTCAATAGTCGTTCCATCCGGAAAGGATATATGCCGCTTGCTTGCGTCAGTAACCGGAGGTTGATCCTTCTTTGAATACAGAGACCCAATAATAAACCCCTGGGCACTCCCCGAGGGAAGGAACAGACAAACAACCTGTTCACCGGGACCCGGCATCCAATAATCTTTCGTTTGGAGTGAGCCACGGACCAGAATAGGCAGATCGAAAGACACCATAGCCGCCTTATCCTCGAACGCTACCCGGGCGCTGCAGGCTGCTGGATTAGTGGAAGATACAATACCAACACGAATAAGATTTTTCAACGCTGAATCCATCAATACCCCTCCAAACACCTACGCAGTTCTAGTTTTATTTCATAACCATTTTGTTGGCTATGTGTGGCCTGAGTAATGATGTATTTCCCGTCGAAGGTACCCCAACCGGAAAGAGTAACAGTCAGACCGGCCAAATACCGCAGGTCACCGGGTAACGTCAAGGATAAAGTAACAGCGTTTTTGTTTTCCTGACGCAGACGCTTTTGGGCAAGTTTCTCAGCCTCGGCCACCGAAGAAACACGTTCATTCACAACCAAAACCCGTCCGGATGCCGGCGGGTTAGGTGGTGTAAATTCGGCTGTTATATTTTCATTGCCGTTGGCATCGTAGTAATCAACCCGGCAGGACTTGTATACACCGGTTAGGGTTGTCCTGCCCTGGTAGCTTTTTATCCGGGATTGCCCTTTAATAATGGTATCAACAGGGTCCTGCTGCTCGTATTTCAGTTCGTCAAAGATAACGATTTGATAATCAGAAACCTTCAGGCAAAGGCCGGCGTCATTACATAATTTCGTCAAGAACTCCAGGTCTGTTTGCTCTGTCTGTTCAGTCCGATCATATTCCGGATCATCGTCCGTATCATAAAAAAGCTCCAGACCTGCTCCACCCGCAATATCGCCGGCTATTACAGACAAGTTTGTTTTTTCCCAGGCTCGGTTTTTTGCCTCCCCTCGCAAGGAGGTTGATTCCGGAATAGACAGGGCTTTAATAGTCACAGTAGACGGAGGCCCACTTAGTTCAATTTCATCAATTTCAAACACTCCAAGGCCCAATTCTTCTATTTGACCATCCCCCGTCCAGTTCTCCCGGACTATCTTCGCTCTAACCACAGCCCCTTTATCAGGCATCCAGTCACCGGTCCAAATCTGCGCTCTGTCTTCCAGGGTAATCTGTAGGTCATCAGCCTGGCCGCTTAGGTTGTCGGTATACGTCCAGCTTAATAAATGCGGTTGCAGATCAGCCGATATATCCACATTCTCATATATCAGTTGGAGTCGCGCGTTCCTGGCTTTCATCAGCTACTACCCTTCTTCCATGGAGGCAGGTTATTCGGTACTGGAGTTGCAATATCGGGGATAGTCAAAGTAATATTGGCTGGAAAAATAACCGTTTCCCGATGTTCCAGATTGGCATCAATAAGACCACTCATATAGTATTCACTGCCCAAGGTTTTCTTGGCAATACTGTCCCACATGTCGCCCTGGATAGTTGTATATGTTCTAGGCAA